CCCGTCGGAGTCCCCCGCCTCGTAAGCCGCTTTGTACGCACGCTTCGCTTTTTCCAATTCCGCGCTAGTTGCGGCCTTGATAGTTTCTGCGTAGGTATGTTCGCCTGTGCTTACGTACTGCTTTAAGCGTTTGTTCTCCGCAACCATGTGCTGAGTGATACGTTCAAGCTCGTTTTTCTCCCTAGCTAGGGTTTCTTTAGCTCTACGTTCGTCATGGCGAGCATGCGTCAATTCCTTGATACGCTTCTTCACCCCTTCCGAGTAGGTATCCATCTCGTCTTCCGACGGGTCTTCTACTTCACGTTCCAGTGGCTTGCGGCCACGGTCTTTGACGGGGGTATCGTCAACAATTTCAATTTCAATTTCGTTATCCGCAGTATCTTTTTCAACTGCGGTTACTTCTGCCTCGTCGGGAAATACAAATTCAGTGTTTGCCATAATATTTTCCTTTAAGCACGCGAAATGCCACGTGGGTCTTCAACAACTGCGTCAATTTGGTCGTCATTAATCAGTCGGAATTCTTTCCCGTAGATTTTGAAACGTGTACCTGAATAGGTACGTACCAGTACGAAGTCACCTTCCTTGCACCACGGCCCAGCAGGGAACTTAACTTTATCTCCGTACGCGTCAGGCCCAACCTTCAGAACAAACAACACCGTAGTGCCATGCTCTTCGGCTTTCATGAAGGCTCCTGCCCGCACAATGTCCGAGTTTTCAAAGGTTTGCGCCACTGAAGGAACAGCGCAAAGAATTTTCCAGCCTGTTGGGGTAGGAAGCATCGTCGCTTTCTGCTCGTCAGTGTCACCTTCAGCGGGCTTTTCAGCGGGCTGAATAGTAGTTGGTAACAGCATGCCGGGAGGCAAAATGATTTCACTCATCTGATTTATCCACTTTCTCTGCGAGGGCACTTACATATTGCATTGCTAGGGATAGCCCACGAATCACCCCGCAAAGTTTTTGATACTCATCAAAACTCCTGCAACCACCGTTAGATATACTTTCGGTGTAGTTGTCTATATCTGCACGCATCTGCTCTTTTAAAATGCGCGTGTATTCTTGAATCATTAGTTACCTCTGGACTGTTGGTTTTTTATACCGTCACGGATAGCGTCAACCGACATACGGGCGGTAGCGATTTCTTCTTGCGAAGTTACGCGCTTGTCATCCATTGCTATCTTTGCTACCAAAGCGTCCCGGTCTAATTCCAACTTGTCTGCGGCTTCGGAAGCATCGGCCAGAATCTTCTTCTCTTTCAAATCTATCTCGCGGGTCTTGTTCGCTGCGTCCTGCTGTTGAAGCTGGAACACTGGGTCTTGAGCCTGCTGCTGCGACTGCTGCTGCGCTGCCTGTGCTTGAGACTGCTGCAAAACTTGCCTTGCTGCTTGCGCCATCATTCCTGACAGTGCAACTTCGACTTCCGGTGGCAATTTCTCGTCTTCCGGTGGCAACGCCATACCCAGTTGCTGTTCAATTCTGGCGCGATATGCAAACCCAACGTGTTCAGAAATATGGGCCATAAGCGCAGCTTGCATAGCTGGAGCTCGGGGGTTCTGCCCGACGAACTGCTGCACAAGTGGGTCTTGGATCATCATCATATGCACTTGAATATGCGACTCGTGATCTTGATGTATGAACGCTTTTAGGGGTTTACCCTTGAGTACGTTTTGGTTTTCCGTCACTGGGTCTCTTGGCTTCTGGTCATCTTCCAGAGGCACTAGCTTGTCTGCGTTTTTGATACCCAAGACATCCAGCATGCGGCGGTGCAGTTGCGGCAAGTCATAAATATCCGGAGCCATCTGCGACATCTGAATAACAGCTTGGAACTGTATAACCCGCTGGCTCATCGTAGCCGCGTTGGGGTCTGATACAGGTATCACGTCTACTTGGTTGTAGTCAGATTGCTTGGCGCGGGGGCCGTCATCACCGTCTGGCTCGTAGTCGTAGTCAGAGTCGGAGTAATCCCGAATAATGTTCTTGAGCAGTCCCAACTCTTGTTTCAGAGAGAAATGCACGCGGGCTTGTACCGCAGTCATCACCTTCAGTTGGCGTTCGAGAAGCGCGAGGGTTGTGCCCACGGGCGCATTACCACTCATATCCGAGACTTTCATATCCGCAGTAGCTGCGAATCTGCGCCCCTCATCCACAATATTTTGCAGGAGTGTGTACAGAGTTTGGCTTGGCTCTTTGTACGGAAGCGGCAAGATGTTGTCGCGGATAGTCCCCGAACCAACGTCTACATCTCGGAACTCGCCGGGAGCAATGGGTGTATCGTCCCCTTTGATACGCAGGCCACGAGTCTTCAAGCCACCGGGCAAGTTGGCCAACGTACCTGCATCTATCAACTGCCGCATCAAGCTTGTAGCCGATTTAGCAAAGCCACCGATCAGGTGGAACAAACCAAAGCCGTAGGCTCCGAAGCCGGGGATGTACTGATAGTGAACGAAATGCTGGCGTTTGAGTTTGAGTGGGTCATCCTCTACCCAGTTGCGGCGGATAGACAAGACTTCGTGCGTACCACTAATAAGGGTAACTACGTACGGCAGCATAATCCCACTGGCTTCGCCGTCGTCTTCATCCTCAAACCCTTCTAGGTCAAGGTCGACGTGGCATTCATTGAGCGTATAGCGGTCATCGTTAATATCCGTGAAACCCGTTTCTTTATCCTTGGCTCTCTGGATATTGCTAACAGTCCTGTCTGGGTCTGGGAGCTCGATGTCCCTGTAAAAGCCCAGTTTCTGTAGCTTTATAATTTCGTTTTTTGTCTTACGCATCACATGGGTGATGCGGTGGCACGAGTCCATCTCAGTCGTGCCGTACGGCAGGATAATGTCCTCCGCAGGGATGAAAATGGATACTTGGCGACCTAGATTCGGGTCGTAATACACTTTCTTGAACGCCGAACCTGTAGCTGGCAGTGACCACAGCATGCGCTCGTGCTCTGGACGGAACTCTTTCATGACTTCCGTAAGCTGATAGTTCATATCCGCTTCTACCCGCGCTGCCGATTCCTTCTTCGCCGGGGTTTCCTTACCGATAATTTTCGTACGCACCGGGCCTTGGGCCGGGAAAGTCTCAGTAATAGTCTCCGCTTGGAACCGGACAACTGCCTCAGTAATCATGGGGTGAAATACACCCGATGCACCGTTCCACGGCTCTGTACGCTCTTCAATCTGCAAGCCCAGCAGCTTCAAACCTTCGGTGTAAGCTTTCTCCCAGTCTTTACGGGAGTTCCTGTCGTTCTCAATATCGTCCAATAGCGCCCCAGCCAGCGTTGACAATGCACCTTCAGAAACTTCTTCTGCCAAGTTGTCCGAGAAAGTGTCATCTTCGCCCTCCAAGAGGGAAATTTCCAAGTCCCCAACAGAAATATTAACTGCTTCAGGGTCAACAATCTCAATTTCAATCGGCTCTTCGTTTTGCGCGAGCTCCTCGATACCCATAGGCTGCTGGTTTAATACCCGGTCAATATTGGTAGCCATTTTTAATCCTTAGTAATATGCCGCTTTGCGGGGCGATGAATAATTATCGTCTCTTACGTCGCTTTTCAAGCTAATAAACCCGCCGCTTCTGAAGCGTGCAAGTGCCATACTGGTACAGTCGACCATATCGTCGTGTTCAGACGCGGGGAAAGCAGCTACTTGCTCTACAACTTCTTCGGCCCACCGCCTGCCTGCTGGATACCAGACCATACCTGACCTGAATATATCCGCTACTGCGTTCAGTCTGGCAACTTTATCACCTGTGCCCCTGTGTGGGGTAAATTCCGACACGGGTATGCCCATGCGCCGTAGCTCTTGAAACAACGGCGTACCGTTGGACTTCTTCTCCACAATAAACGCATCCGGCTCCCACTCACGATACTCTTGCAGCGCCAAGTCCTTGAGCTCCGGGAACTCCACCCGCTTGTTGATGGCGTTCAGCAAAATAATGTGGGGTGTATCCCCCGTAAGTCTGTGCGTAAACACGCCCCACGTCAGCAGTGCAGTAAAGTCAGCGCGGTTGTTCTTCTCCGCCGCCGCGTCGAGGGTCATGATAATAAAGTCTACCGTCGGCGGGTCTTCTTCCTCCCATGCCATCCACCATTCGCGCTTGATAAGCGCACCCTCTTCACTTGTGGGCTGCT